TGTAAATTTTTTAAGTTCCCATGCAATCGACATACCTGTGGGACCTGCACCAACAATATGAATCTTCATTCTAATATTAAGGTAGATATAAAATATTGTGTGTCGCGGCATAAAATCCTGTCAGAGCGACAGTCAACCACGTTTGTAAGTCCATATATTGTTTACCATTGTAAAGTATGAACAAAATTAAAAGAACGTGCATAGGAAAATCCTCTTTCCCGTACTTGACGTAAAATCCAAGGGCCGCCGATAACGCGAGAATCAGGGCGTTTACAAATGACGAGTAGCTTGGAGCATACAGCATCCACGCTGTGTATAGCAGTGCAATGTAAGATATGAAGATGGAACGTCTACCAAATTCACGAGTACTGTCGACAATGTCAAGAGGTTTGCCCTGGATACTTTTTGCAATCCAATGTGGACCTAAGATGAGATATGAGAAGTATAAAGTCAAAAATATCTGCCACATGATCTAATATGAGGAAATAAAAAAGGTATTGTTATAATAAGATGTTGACATGTCGTACACCAATACATCAAAGAGTTAAGACATGGAGATTTGCTGGTAAGTTCTTATTGAAGAATGCAACTACTAAAGATAAAGCAGCACTCGGTCGTTGGACAAAAAAGGAACTACTCGACCTTGGTCCCACGTTTGTGAAGCTTGGGCAAATCGTTTCGACGAGGGGAGATCTTTACCCCGCTGAATTTATTAGCGAACTCGAATCACTTCAAGACAATGTTCCCCCCGTCGACTACGAAGATATAGATGAATACATCGACAGACGTATATTTAAACATTTCGACAGGGAATCTTTTAAATCTGCAAGTATTGGGCAGGTACATAAGGCCACACTCATGGATGGTACTGATGTTATTGTCAAAGTGAAACGACCTAATATTTTGGAAACCATGGAGTACGATACTAAAAATGTCAAGGACATTGTTGAATTTTTAGAAAAGGTTGGAATAGATACTGGCACAGGCACTGGATATGTTCTTAATGAAACAATTGGCAATCTTTTGGGTGAAGCTAACTATACTCAAGAAGTTGAGAATGCTGTAAACTTTCGAAAGAATATGCGTGACATCAAATGGCTCAAGGTACCAAAAGTTTATACCGAATATTCCAACGAAAATGTCATCGTCATGGAGTATGTCGATTCAACTAAGATTACAGAAATTGTAGACCCAGATGTCAATAAAAAGAAAGTATGTGAAGCTATCATTAATTCGTATGTCATTCAGACTATGGAAAAGGGATTCTTTCATGCAGACCCTCATCCGGGTAACCTTGGTTTTTCTGACAAGGGAAAGTTGGTGTTCTACGATTTTGGTCTCGTAATACCAATCACCGAAGAATTGAAAAATGGTTTCATGGAACTCTTGGTTCACATCATCAACAAGGATACGAAAAGTATTGTCGATACATTGGTCCGTCTAAAAATTATTATTCCTACGGCTGATCTTCAAGATATTCAAGCATTTTTTGAATTAATTTTGGGTTACATGGAAAGTTTGAATCCCAATGAACTCGTGTCAGATGAACTCATGAAGACTCTCGCAGATGAAAAACCATTCGTGATACCTTCGTCGTTCATCTACTTGGCCAAAACATTTTCAACTATCGAAGGAATATGTTTACGCCTCGACGATAACTTTAACTATTTCACATATCTTGAACCATTGATACGAGACAAAATAACCGAGACGTTTGACGTAAAAGATATTATCACCACAACGGCTGAAATGCCAACACGTGTCAAAAATATAAGTACAGCTGTTCTAGGCCTTGAAAAGTCTAGAACAGCCATGAAAAGGTCGATCGATAAAACGAGACGAGAAATACGAATGGCTCAGTATAGTATATTATGTGCCATGATGGCTGATAGGTTCGCGGATCAAGAGAATATTTTCTTATTCGGGACTTTCCTTTTTAGTACCCTGTGGTTCACATTTATTTCTCGTAAAAATCGATAGACGTCGATTGCTTTTCTTCGAAGAACTCACGATGTTGCTTGAAAAGGTCCTTCACGCGACGTTCTTCATCCTTGGCGATGTCCTTGAACTTTTCGGACATGCGTCGAAGATCTTCGCGTCTTTCTTGTCGAAGTTTCTTACCGAACCTCTTAAGCTTCTTCTTAGAGAATGTTTTGGATGCACTTACTTGGATGGTAAGCATTTTACAATGTACTACCATTTAATTTTTAAGCCATTAGTTCCACGAAAAAAGTTAAAACATATCTGTAGCCTGACCTCACAGGTAAAACACCGTGTAAATGTTTAGTTCCTTCGTAAGCAATCATATCACCCTGATCATAACATAATATAGGAAGACATATGTCATTGTAAAAAATATAAAATTCGCCACCTTTGAAATCATTTTTGTCAGACAGTAAAAAATTTATAGTGTATCGACTAGTATCCGTGTGTGTATTCATACTTGGTCGTTCGTGAGGTGCATATCTCTTTAAGAAAACAAAACCCGGTGTGTACGGAATGAGATTTTTACATTTGTCCCATAATTCTTTATTTTTGACGCAACAATCACTGAAAATATCAACTTGATATACAGGTTTGCCATCAACTGGTTCGTGATACATATCAAGTTTGTATTTATTTGTGGTTTTGATTAAGTCTTCACACAAAGCCTTACTCAGAACTCTCTTTTCGAACCGCATCTAATTTAAGTCGCTTTAACTTTTCTTCGAATTCTCGGCGTTCACCCGGACTTTCGATGGATGTGCCGTTAACCAGGGCTTCAATTTCTGGTCCCGTGAGATGCATGGCATTGACTCGGAAATCTTTAAAGGCTTCCATGGTGATAGGTGCCAACGGTTGGACGAGCTCATAGATGGCGTTGGCGTAATCTCGGATTTCTTTTTGTGCGTGTTCATCCATACGAAGATGAAGGTAATGCATCAAGTTGTGTAGATTGATCTTCCAATAAAATTCTGTATAGGTGCACTGCGGAAGATTACCACGAGCCTGTTCTCTACAGACACCCTGTTCAAGGAGATCTTCATAAACTTCAAAGGAGTGTTCCAAATGTTCTCCAACTTTTTGAGTTCTTTCTTCATCAATTTCAATGACACCTTCAGATCCCTGATTATTGACTTTTGACTGACCTCTCAGAACCCCGGGGTTGTAGTACTGTTTCGGTACGACGGAGTAGCGGGCGGAAAGTTCGTTGACGGATGATGTTCTATGTCTAAAATGTTGTCTTGCGATGTAGATTGGCATTTTGATGTGAAATTTAAATTCCACCATTTCGAAGGGGGTTGTGTGCCAGTGTCTAAGGAGATATCGTAAAAGTCCTCGGTCACCTCTTGAGGTCTTAGTCCCATCTCCATACGAGACTCTCGCTGCCTGGACGATTGAGGTGTCCAGGTCTTGTTGAGGCATGTGGTCAACCAAGCGTACAAATCCGTGATCCAAGACATCTTTTTGCATCTTATCTAAAACCTTATCCATTTATTTCTTTAATCAAGTCACCGAGATCTCGGTAGTACCTCTTAAGATCCTTTTCAAATCTTTTGGTTTGTGTATGTTTTTCGTCGTTCAGATAAATCCACGCGAGATTTGATTTTGAATATTTGGTTGCCTTTTGGTTTTCATTGGGTCGTCTCGGAACCAACTTTGTAGACTTTTTGATCTTTTTCGTAGATTTGACTTCGACTCGATTGACAAAACTCAAAGCTTGCATGACAGTGTCTGCCAAGTCGTCTTTCTTCTTTGACTCTAAGAATACTGGAAGCCAATGAGCATTGACATCATCTTGTCGTATGAATTCTTCACATCTCTCAATAGAAACTTTCTTTCTTTTCAGATATTGTGATCTACCCGGACCGGCGACATCTGGAATCTTGTGTCGAGCATCATAGATGATAGTTTCTGCATCTGGACACTTAATGATAAAGTAGGCGTGCAAGAAATGCATGACCGAGACCATCTTTTTGTTTCTGTCTGGTTGCTTTTCTATTAAGACTGTCTTTGCGTTGAGTACCCATGGACGAGCATCGAGGTGTTTTCTTAAAGAAACATAGATGCCATCGGAGTGCTGAGGTGGGACACCTGATACATCCCATTCAACCACGAGGTTTGATGTTTCGTTGAGCAAACACATTGCGAGATTCTTTATACCTACGTCGATACTAAGAATCATTACTTAAAGGACCTGTTATTTCTTTAATTACGTGCGCGGAAGTACACTCTTCTTCCTCCACCACCACCACCACCACCACCACTATTACCAAGGAATGACATCGCTATGAAAGCAACACACATGATCATAAACAGAATTGACGAGGACCCGGAAATCCACGCATTCTTTGTGACGAATGAAACGAAGTTAAACCCACCCGTAGCCACATCCTTTGCGGCACCCGCAGCGGCATCGGCAACTTCTTTGACACCTTCAGCAACTGAGCCAACATCATTGAGAGCATCGCGAATAGCCT